AACGAACTTGGCATTAATACCAGCATATTCAGCCTTGGTTTCTTCGGTAGCTCCATCAGGTGGTTTGAGTTTCTGGTCTAGTGCGAATTCAACTTCTCCACAAATCTGGGTCATGAAACGATGATATAAGTAAAATTCTTTCTGTTTAAGGACGTCTTCTGGTGATACGAATGAAATACAAACGTAATTCTGTCCCCCGATACGATCATCTACTTCAAGGTAGTCTTCTTCTGCTGTAGGAATTGTGTTTCTGCTAGTCATTTTATATTATGGATATTTAGATATATAAAAAATGCTTTAAGTGATTTAATTTCTAATAATATTATAAATGAAAATTAATCATCGTGAAGTTCTTAGACGCCTAGTAAAATATTTAATTTTAACATTATTAGTAGCCTACTCTTCTAAAATAATAATAAAATCTAGAGTTTCAGGGGTTGAAGCTTTCTATATAGGAATTGTTGCTTCTACAGTATTTGCTGTATTAGACATGATATCTCCTACAATTTATATAAAAACAAAGTAATTATTCTCCTAGTTCTAAATCTTCTAGGTTATTAGAGAAAGAAACACTAGTATCTGTCCCTCGTTTAACTTTTTTCTCAAAATATATTTTTTTCCTAGTATCTTTGTGAATAAATACTTTCACGATGTTATAGCATATTTTGAAAAATCCTGGGATATTTGTAATAACAATCTTCTGGACACAGTCTGGGTATTTATCTTCAAAAAATGGAATAAGTTTTTTAAACATACCAGCATCCATATTTTTAATGTAAGTTTTTTTCAAATCAACATATAATACAATTTCCCTAGTATTATATAATTTTACAGAAGTAGTTACACAAGTATTCATAGCCTTATCTATGTATTCTACGAAATCTTCATAATTGCCATCACTACGCTTATTAAAATTTCCTGCGAAAATACTAAATACTACACATTTATTATTGTCGTTCTTTTGAATATTTATGATTTTACTAAAATCCATTATATTTTACTCTAATATAAAAAAATAAAATATTAAACACTAGGAATGAATTCCCACTTTAAATAATTACATATATCTTTCCATATTTGGTCCTGTTGATGCAATTTTTCACGACTTTTCAATAGTATAAAACAGTCAGTAAATTCATCTAACTCTAGTAATTGGACAAATTTATGAAGCACATAACTATAACTTAAAAAGTTTTTTCTACTTTTAGGACAGAACTTGTGAAATGGAATTTGGATTTCCTTAAACATTCTACGTAATTCTTCTTCAGTTTCTCTAGAAATAGTAGGGGGAGGTTCACCATTAAGTCGATTTATAATATGTGGAACATGTTCATAGTATTTGTTTTTCTTTAGTTTCTTAAGGATTTCTCTAAGTTTAGGTGGTGTTAAACTCTTCATATCTTCTATTCTTTCTTTTTTCAACTCCGATATAATTTGGTTGTAAACCTCCTGTGGAATATCGGTTGACTCCTTAGCTTGAAACTGTGCTAGCCACTCATTAAAATGGTTTATACGTTTATAGGCAAAATAACTAATTTCTCTAGGAGGTTCTTTATAACTAGGCTTATCTGAATCAATTAAAATAAATGATTCATCACCACATTTATTACAAATCATCTTTCCTTCACTCATATATAGAGTTTTTTCTATTCCACAAATAGTACAGAAATCAATTGTAGCGTGTTTTTCAATATTTAGGTTTTCAAAATTTTCATCTGTAAGTAATAGATAATCCTCATACATCTTAGCCTTACTTTTGTATTTATCATTTTCATAAATGTCTTCATTCTTAGTTTTGGATTTTTGTTTCTTAGAAGAACTAGAAGCAGCACTAGAAGAAGCACTAGTCCCAGAGAAATATTCCATTACACTTTTTTTGGCTACTACCTTTCTTAGGTTTTCTTCATTTGCTAATTGTTTTTTTGGTTTTTCTTTTGCTTTATTGCCACTTTCAGCATAATTAAATAGAATATTTCCAGTATCAAGTAAATAATCTATTTCTTCTCTATTAGAACCAACTTCAGCTATAGACTCTTTTAAACAGTTAATTTCATCGATTAATTCCATTTTTTTATCAATATTAAAATCGTTTACTCGATTATCCGTATATTCGGTTAAACGTCCCTCTAGTATTTTTAAATCTCTTTCCATAGTTTGTAAATTATCTCTTTTCTCATTAAAATATGAAACCTTTAATTCATGCTTTGCTTGTAGTGTTACCCTAGTATCGGCTACTAATTTTTTCTTACTTTTCGTTTTAAACGACATACTTTAAGTTAAGTAATAAAAATTGTTTAATAAAAATCTTTAAGTATTAAACTTAAAGAATATAATATTCTTTTATAATATATATTAAAATGGGAGGAGGTCTAATACAACTTGTCGCTTATGGTTCCCAGGATATGTACTTAACTGGTAATCCTCAAATTACATTTTTTAAGAGTGTCTATAGAAGACATACAAACTTTGCTGTTGAATCAATTAAAAATATATTTAATGGCACAACTAATTTTGGACAGGAAATTAGCGCAGTAATTGATAGAAGTGGAGACTTAATTCATAAGCAATATCTCCAAGTAAGCATTCCAGCAGTTAATTTACATTCTGCTGTCGCTACAGCTGGTGAAAGTGGCCAATATGTTGCTTTCCGTTGGTTGAATTGGTTAGGACATATTCTAGTAAAACATGTAGAACTTAGTATAGGAGGTCAAGAAATAGATAAACACCACGGAGACTGGCTTCACGTTTGGAATGAATTGACACAAACAGCAGAACAAGGTTCTGCTTATGCTGAAATGGTAGGTAATGTTCCTAAATTAACTCAAATTCAAAGTTGTAATACAAAAGATTCAACATCTACAGAGGCATACACACTTTATATTCCTCTCCAGTTTTGGTTTAATAGACACCCAGGCCTAGCATTACCAATTATTTCACTTCAGCATCACGATGTAAAAATAAACGTTAAATTCCGTAGTTTTGATGAATGTATTTGGGCTACAAAGCAAGATAATTCATCATCTACTCCTTATAACGCATTAGTAGGAGATAATGTATTCAGTAATAACCCTGAACTAGGAGATGTATTCCTTTACACCGATTATATCTTCTTAGATACTGCCGAAAGACGTAGATTTTCACAAGTTCAACACGAATATTTAATAGAACAAGTCCAGAGGAAAAATGGAACTATTTCACAAGGTACAACAGGAAAATCAAACACTAGATTCAAGTTTAATCACCCAGTAAAAGAAATTATATGGACCGTTCAACCAAAGGTTCATAGAGAAAAAAAATATAGTCAAGCAAGAGGCGGAAGACAATACTTCAATTACTCCGATGCCTGGGACTATTCTGGTTTCACAGGAACACCCTCTGGTTTCTATGGCCCAGGTCTTAAGGGAGGCAAAAACTCTAGCAATTTACTTTGGGGTGTTCCAACAGTTAAATCTACTGGTTCATTAAATAACACTAATAATACTTGGACGGAAACTAATACATCAGCAGCACCTACTAATAAAAATGTAGGATATGGAGACGTCCAGGAATATACTAAAACCAGTTCATACAATCTCTATAATGAAAGAACATTCGAACAACTTTTTGGTCCAGCCTTAGCACAACCTGAAAGTGAAAACTCTGTAGGTCTTATAAACGCAACAGACAACGAATTATATTTATCTGATGGAGGTAAAAACCCAGTCAGCACAGCTAAAATAAAGTTAAATGGAAATGATAGATTCAACGAAAGAGACGGATTTTACTTTAACACAGTTCAGCCTTATCAACATCATACTGGGGCTCCAGCAGTAGGTATTAATATTTATAGTTTTGCTTTAAAACCTGAAGATTATCAGCCTAGTGGAACATGCAACTTCTCTAGACTTGACCATACAGAACTAGAGCTACAATTGACAACTGATGCAGCATCAAAGACAAATGGAGCTGAAATATTTATTTACGGATTAAATTACAACGTTCTTAGAATTATGAGTGGAATGGCTGGATTAGCATACTCCAATTAATTAGTTAATTTCTTATAAATTTCTTATAAATTTCTTTTATTTTTCTCCAGATTTATTAATTTCTGTGTTAAATATATCCAAAATGGACTGCTCGATATGTTTAAATACTATGGATACAAATAGTAATGATACAGATAGCAACAATTCAGTTTTCACACTAAAAAGTTGTCGCCATCAATATCACTATGGTTGTATTCATCGCTGGCTTCAAACCAACGCAACTTGCCCTATTTGTCGCGATTTTGTTCACCAAGTGCTCCCCTGTAGACTAATAACAAATAAACTATTTCCAAGTTTAGCATACAAAAGAGGGTTTTTCAAAATCTTAATGGAAGACAAAACTATTAATTTTTCAGGCGATGGTATTAATATTACTAGAATATCGTTCTTTAAAATATTTTCTATTAAATTATTGAATTACAGTATTATATTTGATGTTAGATATCCAGGAATTAAAGCTAAATTTATCCAATTCAAATTTTCTAATCCAAATGTTTCTTTACGCATATTTAACTTCTTAAATGAAACCCTAAATGATATTTATATTGAAAGCGTAAGAACTACAGAATAGTAGTATCATTATGAGTATTAATATTTATTCAATTCCATATGAAATTTTCTTAAAAAATATCATTATAAAATATCTTATTCCTAGTGATAATCTAGACTTTAAAACGTTCATATCATATCGTGAAGTTTCTAGACTATTCTATTACTACTTCAAAGATAACTCTATCATTAGAAAGGTGAAAGAGGAATTTGGTGTTAAATATGTTAAACGGAAAAATGAGCCATTTTTAGAGGAATGGAAATATATACAGAGACTTACTAATGATTTATATAAAACAATTTATCCCATAGAAATGATTGAAGCATTTTATGGTTTACAAAATATTCTAGAGTTGCCTGTGTTATATGGAGCGAAATGGTATGTAATACAAAGACTTTATACAATCAATTATAACTATGTAGGGACTAAACATGACCCCTGGGAAAAATTAAAGAAAAAAATGAATTATCCAATAATGAGAGGATGTGATGATTTTGGTATTCATTTTATTGTTTTTAAATACTACAACTATACAGTAAAGAAATATCAATTGGAATTTTTATACGAAGGTAATTTGAGAAAAAACAGAACGATTAATTGGACTTTCATAGGTGAAGGTAGTTATACCTTTATAGGTTCGGTTTCTATGAATGAAAATCCCTATAGAAGGCTGTCTCATAAAAATTGGCTTATGTTGAAATATATTGTTAGTAATAAAAATTTATTTATCGCTAACTTGCCTGATACTAAAAAAAACCCTAACACAACATTAATTCCAATTAAACCTTATTATAATGATTACTGGTCTGACGAGGAAAGTGAAGAAGATGAATTGAACCCTGAATATACACTAAAAAAAATAAATAATAGTTTAGTGAATATGGTATCACTAGAATACTAACTAATAATTATTAGTGTCTTCTTTAATTATGTCTCCTATGAATTTTGGTAGTTTTTTTGTCTTTTGAACCGTGTAAAGATTATTACTCTGGAAAATACCAACTAGTTTAAAATGAATGTTATTCTCATAATACAATATAATACTAAGTTCATAATCCTCATTTTCTGTGGCAGTAGGATAGAGTTTTGGACTATCACTCCTGAATATAATGAAATTTATTTTTAGTGCTTGCTGTAGCAATTGAAGCACAATTATATCTCCCCAAAAGTTATTTCCAGGAATGATTAATTCAGTTCTAAGGTCTTCTATGGAAGTAATTTCACTTGGTTCCCAGTTTCCATTAAAATCGAAACTATCTGCTTCAAGTCTATAACTCTCAATTATTAGAGGGAAGTTATCCTCTGTGATTTGATTTGCCGCAATTTCTCGTAATGAATCTGCTGTATAGACGTCATCGTTAGTCATCTTCTTCATATTTTCGAAATTAAGCGCTTCAGCTATAGCATAAAATAGGCAATCTCCATCACTACCACACTCAATAACACCTATCTTACTATAGTTTTTTCCTAAACGAGTTTTCCATACTTCGGACATTTCACTATATCCATACTCATTAAAGTTAGTAAGCCAGTTCCTATGATTAATACAACTTTCTTCATTTGAATAAAACTTGTTTGTTTTAGGATTAAATACTAAATCTCCTGTGAAATATACTAGGTCAGTCATAAATTATAATAATGATACTTATCACGCTTTATATTTCAATTTTAATTACTTTTTTTATTAGAGTATATTAAATAAATGACTTTGATTAATGAAGATACTCGCCAGGGATTGTTTTATGGTGTAAATAGTGGAGTTTTAACTACTATGGGCGTTTTAGGAGGATTATCACAAGTGACATCAAACATAAAAGTTATTGTTGTAGCAATTTTATCTCTAGGATTAAGTGATGGTTTATCGGAGGGACACAGCTTATGGTTTTCCAAAAAAGCGCAAGATACTAATGACGTAAGTTTTAATCCACTTAAGGCTGGGTTGGGACTTATTACTACTAAATTAATTGTCACATTCAGTTATTTGGTGCCACTTCTTTTTATAAAAGATTTAACAATTTATAAAAATATGAGTTTTCCTATAATATGGAGTGCGTTTCTACTTTTAGTAATTGATACACAATTAATAAAATTAAGAGAAAAAGAAAGTATAATGAAATATTTGGTTCCTCAGGCTGTAATTATAGTGTTTTTAGTCGCTATGACGTTAGTATTTAATAGAATATAATAGAATATAATACTTAGTATTTTCTAATTTCGTCTAATGACCTCCATTGGACACTTGGTGGTCCAGTTGGAACACCCTTTACTCTAGCGATTTCGTTTCTAATGGGTTCATCACTAGGTGTTGGGAGACTATCACTAGGGTCTTTTGGTGTTGGAATAAGAGGGCGGTGGTTATCACGACAAGTGTTGCGAGTGCTGACTTCATAGTCGAAAGGTACAAGGACACGTTCCTGTGGGTCCTGGCATAACCATTCCCATCTGTTCCATCCAGTTCCTCTTAATGTGTTTGGTGGGTTGCTAAGGCGTGTATCTTCTGTTGTGAGGTTTTTACATTCAGTTAAGTGAAGCATATCACTAGGGTTCTGGATGTTTCCAGCCTGGTTGAATTCTGGGTTGAATTTCTTTTTGCTACAACTACTAGCATCTCTAGTAATGTTTAAAAGTTCAGAGTCAGTATCAATCATATTCATTCTAGTGTTTAATGAAACACCATTCTGTTGAAGACGAAATCTAGGGTCCTTGTTAAAGCAAGGGTCGCAGGATACATGTGGTGTAGCTAACTGGTATTCACCTGGGCTTATAGATTCTTCTAAAACCTGCTTGTATGAGCACTTATCATAATTTAATCTATTAAAACTCATTGTATAAATAGGTAATAGAAAAAAAAATTACAACTTTGTTTTTGATAAAAATTTACTTAATTCTGTGTCGGTTTCACGGTCTCCACTTTCATTAGAAGATTTTATATTTTCATTAGTGTTTAATACACTATTAACTTTCTTTGAAACTACTTCCGTTAAATCTACTCCTGTTATTTTATTAAAGGTTCCTGATGCTACCTTTAATGGTAGTGATGCTGCTTTAAATAAATTAGACACTATACCAGATACAATTCCTGAACCTCCTGATTGGGATTTATTCTTATCATTTTCACTACAGAGTTCGCCGATGTATGCTGATGAAACATTATCTCCTATATTTTTACCATTTTTACTTGAGGCACATAATTTACTTATCATTACAGGATTTCCGCCACGTTGGCGTGTTTTTTTAGACTTTTTAATACGTTTATTAACAGTATTTACTTTACTACTTTTTCCTGCTCTTTTATTGCTTTTAGAAACTCTAGCTTTTTTTACAGTCTTAGTATTTTTAACTCTAACCATTTAAAATTATAGAAGATAAAAAATCACTACTACGAATAATTAAAAATATATATTTACTGGTCTTTAGATGGTTCAGGAGAAGCCTTCTTTGGAGCACATCTTGGAACCTGGTTTCCAGGGCAATCTGGTAAATCTAACGCTCTTGGAAGTGAAATAGGTTTGTAGCGGAACATGTTGCATTTTGGAAGATGGACCATAGAGGTATCAACTTCACGTGGTGTATTACATCCAGGACCATCAATTACGATGTTTTCTGGCTGGCAGTCTTTAACGTCGCTAGTCGCACAAACGTTCTTGAATTTTCTGCTAGGGCAAAGTGATGCTTTTCTTGTGACACCTAATAAATCAGATTCAACATCAACTATGTTTCCTTGGGTAACACTAACGTTGTTTCCACCTACTAAACCTAATTCAAAACGGCATTTGTTAGTGTTTTCGTGAGCGAGTGGGTTAAGCATATAAGCTAGGGTACCTGTGCTTTCATCAACACGAGTATCATATTCACACTGATCGTAAATTAATCTGTTTGAACTCATTAATATAAATATAATAAATATTTTAATTTTATTAAACTGTATTAATTAACGGCTGGGCCTCAGTATCCTCAGTATCTTGGGCGGCCTGAATACTAGAATTTAATCGCGATAAAGCTGTATTTTCCTTTACTCTTTTATAATGCACTTTTTGACCCAACTGAACTACACTAAGAACTAATGATGCCCCGTTTCCTATAAACATACTGGGCGAATCGTCTATCCATCCAAATGCTGTATACATACATTCGCCTATTAACCAGAAGAAAAAAAGTGTGTAAGAAAGGTCATCGGCACTTTTAATTCTAAATGTATAAATAATTTGAGAAAGCTGTGCTGCGAAAAAAATACCATTTCCTATCCATCCATATATCTCTTGTTCTCTAACTGGTAGCATTACTTTTCTTATAGGATATACTCTAGTTTCTTTTAAATAATCTATAAATAACTAGTTAAGAATTTAGATATTTATTTTTTTTATATGAGTGTAATTAATATTATTTCTAGTTTAAGAATTATAGGTTCAGTTGATTCCATACGTAATTTTATTTTCGATAATATTCAAACAGATGACCCTACAGAAGAAGATTATCAATTATGGAATTGTAAAAACTTTTTAATTAAACATAAGTTAATAGATGAAAACACTAGTATTCCTTACACTACAGCGGCAATTTTAAATATTTTTAATGAATACGATAAAATTATGGGTATTGAAAATCCGCTAGATAATCCTGCCTATATAACTACACTAGTATCTTTTGAATCTCCTAATGAATCGGTAATAAATGCTATAATTGCTATGAGTACAATATTGACGGACTTAATTATAATTGGAACTGTAGGAGATGAATACTGGGATTATAATTATGGATGGATTGTTATTGTTTATGGTAAAATTATAGTGAATAAGCCTATAGATTTTCACAACTTACTATTTAGTAAAAGTGAATTCCTTGAAAAGTCCAAAAATATAATTCATAATGAGTTAACTGTCGAAGCTTTGGAAGACGGAGATTTTAAATTAAAATACAATATTTTAGAAGGAATATACAAGGATTTACGTAAAAACGAATTCATGCGAGTTTCTAACCTGAGAATTGAAGGTTCTAAATTATTATTTGATACTATAGATAGGTCTGCTATTAATTGGTATGAAAGTAGCATGTTTCCTAATAAAATTAATACTGGATTTGTGTATTATCATAACCTAAATAAGTATTTTGGATATAGTTGTAAAGTAGGAAATAAAGATATCGCTAAGGATTTCCTAGGATTAAAATTAAAAAACTT